CCCACGGGAGCTCGGCTACGCGCTGCAGGCACTTGCTGAGATGGTCCCGGCCGAGCAGGTCGACAAGGCATACATGGCCTTCCAGAAGATCATCGAGCGTCTCGAGGAGGAGGGCTCAGACGATGAGGAGGTCCAGCTGGAGTCGATGATGCGTAAGAATCGCATCCTCCAAGCTCTGGTAAGTGAGGCTGATCAGACTGACGCTAAACAGCGCCGTGCTGATTTAGGAGACGCTCGGCTTCCGAGTCGGGAATGGGAGGCTGCCGCCGAAGATGATGAGGACGAGGACGAGAACGATGATATCCGTGCCCCCGCGGAAAAGTTGACGACGGATAGGCACGCGGCGTACGCGGCCGCAAAGGATAATTTTGATATCTCAAATTACCATATCGACAAGCTTGAGAGTGCCGTCTACGATTACAAACTCGGAAAGAAGGACCTCGAGACCTTTATGGATGTCCTCTCAACGATGGATGATCCTGACGAGGAGGTAAAGGCGGAGGTTTACGGAGCTCTCGAGACGAAGCGTGGAAAGGTCCTCGCCACCTACGTGGAGGAGTTTAACGCGAAGAGCACGATGGCTTTCAAGAAGGCTCGCGCGCGTAAGGCACCCGCTGGAAAGAACGCGCTCCCTGCCTTCGACTACCAGTCACAGTCGAAGAAGATGGGATACGCCGCTGCATCGGGTCTGCGGCAGTCATTCATTCGTGATATCATGGGCGTTCGCTCGCTTAATGCCTTCGTCGTTCCGAAGAAGATCCAGTCATACGTCCACAACTCGATCAAGGAAGCTTTCCTCGATGCATTCGAGCTTCCTGAGAACAGGGACTTTCTGGTCAAGCTCTTTGATGAGGAGGGTCTCGAGGAGTACAAGGCCCACATGAAAGACCCTGGATTCCTGGAGGGCTCGAAGCTCTTTCAGAATTTCATGGGCATGGTCACCTATGAGGCTCTCGCCACCATCGCTGATCTCAACTTCAAGTCCCACAAGGGAGTGCCTGGTCGCAAGATTGGACTTGCATTCATGACTGAGTTTGGTGAGGAGAACAAGAAGCTGCAGTCCCACGAGGAGGATCAGCTTGAGGGGATGGCCGAACGTGGTGAGTATGTCGATTTCATCAATGATATCCTCGATGAGTCCGAGTCGAACGGACACCGCGGTCTGCTTTCCGCCGCGGCGGCAATGACGGCTGACGACGCGGATGCTGAGGAATACGGGAGCTATGCAGCTCCTGCTTTCTCGTCGATGAAGAAAGCTGCGTCGGTCTCGAAGCCCCCGGAGCTTCACATCGCTGATTACCTCGGCAAAGATGACCCGCTGGTCGGTCAGATCAAGGCAGCTGATCGGGCGGCTCGCAAGGCTGCAAGGAAGTAACCATGCGGACCCCGAGGGTCTCGAACCTGCTCCGGGAGTACTTCGAACATGGGGCGATCCCGCAGTATATGCCTCGTGATTTCTCACATGATGTGAGATCACTTCCAATCTCACCCAGGAACGAGAGCAAGTGGTTCGTGAAGCAGTCACCCGAACGGCTCTGCAGGACCTACGAGTTTGGAGACAGGGGGTCTGCTCGATCTTTCATCAATGAGCTCATGGATCACGAGGATCATGTGAACCACCACGCTGAGATCAAGTGTAGGGGTCCGGTGGTGACGATTGAGGTCTACACGCACGGCGTCGACTGCGTGACGGAGCTTGACAAGGAGTATGCGAATGAGGCGGAACTCATCTACGATGACGTTTGCTCCTACGGCTATAGATGATGGTAGCTCATACGTTTTCGTGTCAAGCGAGATCGAAGACACCATCGTAGCTGATCTGGACACCACGGTGCAGCATGACCCATCGACGGTTGTGATCAAAATTGATGGAAAATCAACGACGGTTACGCTTAGGTTCGCAAGTCGTGATGACGCAGGTGACCTGCTGGTCTGCGTGGAACCTCGAGCACTTTTCAGCAGATTGCTGGATACGCTCATAGTTAATGGGTGTGTGGACGTGACCCTGGCGGATCGTGATTTTAAAGCTCACGTTACCAGGGTAGAATTTGAACAAGCGTATTTGAAGATACTGGAGGGATGATGCAGGATTTCGAGTTCGATAAGTTCATGCAGGACATCGTTCAGCGTGAGGAAGCTGCGCGCCAGCGTATCAAGGAATACGCTGATAATCACGCGGATAGTCCTGCTCGTCGTTACAATGAGCGGTATCGTGAGAGAACCCACAACAGGATCAGGTATGATCGTGGGAGCCAGGAATGAGAACAATCAGAACTGAGCGTGAGCTGATCAACTTTCTTCGTGGGATCCGAGAGCAGGCTGAGGCACCCGCCCCGCCACCCGCAGCGCCAGCGGCGCCCATCACGGTCGATGATATCATCGATAAGCTCAACATTGTTCGATCGGGACGATCCACCAAGGACGCCGATGTGAAGGGTGAGCTCGAGGAGTATGTCGCTCAGTTCGATGAGGATGAGAAGACCGCTCTTATCGCGTTCCTTGAGGGTCTTGGGCAGATTCTCACCAGCGGTGTCGATTCAGCCGAGGCTGCTGACCCACGGGACCCATACGCCCTGCAGATCCAGAAGTCCGCGGGTGCCACAGCGGCGAATGCCGCGAAGGCTCCGACCCCCTCCGCCGCGGTCGCGCCTGCTCCCACGCCAGGACCCGTTCCGATCAAGGTCGGTGGAGTCTAATCAACATGGTCTCAAATCGTAGGCTGCTCCAGGAGAGGATGGGTTCGATTCCCGCCTCCATGCAGATGAGTGATCAACAATGGGATGCTCTCTGGGGTAGCTTCACGAACATCTTCAAGGCGGGATGGTCATCCATAAAGCTCGTGGGTCAGAACGTGCTATTCAACGCGCGGATGGCGATCGCAGCGATGGACGGTGACCGTGCGAAGATGCAGAAGGCATTCGATAAGTACGCCACCGCCCGAAAGCAGTTCGCGAAGGAAGCTGACAGCAACCTCAAGTACTATCGTAAGGCATTCTACGATGAGGTGGAAGACGAGGATGGATATCGGACAGGAGAGTATGAGCTTAAGACGGGTGCAGCGCTACTGATCGGGATCGCCAACCCGCTGCTGCTTCCAGCCGCTGCGTGGCAACCCGGTCGCGGCTGGCGGGATGCCGACAAGAAGGCCGAAGCCGACAAGAGGGCCGCCGCAGACAAGGCCGCCGCCACGGTCACTGCTGGTGCAGCCTCCGATCGTCTTACCAGGGCCATTGATTTCTTTGGGTTTGGGCGGCAGCTGTCGGAGGCAGCGAATCCTCCCGCTGCTGCTCTACCGCCCGGGGCTGTGAAGGAAAGGGAGCGGTTGCTGCAGATTGCCGATTCATTCGTGGGCGACGAGGAACGTCGCGGAGCCGAGATCCTCGACAGGCTCTCGAAGAGGGTCCTGTTCTTCAAGCGAATTGTTGAGTCTGACACGATCGAAAAGTTTCAGGAGGCGCTCGCGGGAGCTCAGTCACTCGGGATCAAGCCCGTGACAGCCGGATTGTCGAGCTCACGTGACAAGATAGAGAAGGATGCAAAGGATCAGCGAGAGAAAGATCCGGAGGCGTTCAAGAAGTTCATTGACGGCGCGCGGAACACTTATCCGGATCTCGACCCAAAGGATGACATAAAGGCATTCCTAGAGCTCTCCTTCAGATCCTCGAAATCGCAGATCCAGGAGCAGCTTATGCAGTCATATACCGCCCTGCTCGACAGCGCGATGAAGGCGATGAACCTACCTCTTACCCGTGATACGGAGACAAAGCTTCGCCAGACTCCGGTCGGTAATCGGTATCTCAAGTTTCTCCAGGGTTTCCAGCGTCAGCTTGAGACTGGAAAACGCGAGATTCAATCCGCGAAGAAAGTTTAAACGAGAGTCAGCAGGGTTATAAATGGTCATGGCAAAGAAGAACACACCCAAGAATTGGATTCCAGAGATCGTGTACGAGGAGGGTGAAAGCCAGCTCCCGTTCATCCACGTCCCACCGGATCAGGATGACCCGAAGCTCCTCTTTATCTTCATTTCCCACCAGACGGGAGAGTTCGAACCCGGACTCGACGGTGAGGAGGTTCCAGTCCTCGAGATGGACCTGAAGCAGTTTGTCGATCTCAGCCTCCTGAAGACAGGACTGACCGAGCAGGAGTACGACAAGGTGAGGGGTGTCCTTGGGCTTGAGCCCCTTCGTCAGGCTGCTGAGAAGGGCAAGAAAATCACACAGTCAGTTCGTGATAAGCTCGGTTCAAGCGAATAATTCATTTCTGACGAATATTTAAACGATAGCAGACGAGCCCTCATCTTTTTTGAGTGAGAGTTTGCAAAGTCAGGAATAATTAAAAGCGGAGGAAACTCAAGATGATTTTCGACAAGGCTAGGATGGCGAAGCTCTCAGGTCTCATGACCGAGGGTAAGGATGGTATCAAGGATCCGATGGCCGATCAGTTCGGCGGCGGCGATGTTGAGGGTCTTCCCGAGGAACTCAACCAACTCTCCGAGTCGGATTCTGATCCAGAAGAGGGCGATGCTCCGGGCGACGAGGAGCAGGCTGTTCGCGAGATGATCCGCAGCGAGATGCGTCGGGCCAAGAAGCAGATGGAGGCCGAGCAGGCGGATAAGAAGGACGAGAAGGCTGTTCGTGAGGCTGTCCGCAAGGAGATCCGCTCCGTGCTCCGTTCCCGTGGTGTTACCATGGGCGGAACAGGCTGGGGCTTCAAGCGCTAATCGCGTCCGAAATCGTGCAATAATTTCCTGACCGACTTATAATGGTGGTATGAGCAAACAAACTCTACCATCATTTAAAGTCGGTCAGATCGTTTATCTGATCCCAGCCGATGAGAGGCGGGTCCTACCCGCCCAGGTCACCGAGGAGATCCTTCGTCGCACCATCAAGGGTACCGAGACGGTCTGGATGATCCAGATCGCGGGCAGCGCAAAGAGCGTGCCACTCGATCCTGAGGCTGCGGAGTACTTCACGGATATGGCGAGCCTGCGTGAGGCGATATTCGAGCGGACCCGCAAGCAGGTAATGGCGATGCTCGAGAAGACCGAGGCTCTTGTCCATGAGGTCTTCCCGGCGGTTGAGCCGATCGAAGCACCCATCGAGGCATCAACCAACTCGGATGAGGCAACGACGATAACCCTGTCGGATGGCACCAAGGCGAGGGTGAGGATCTGATGCGTCATGTTCTTATCATCGATGGTCTCAACCTCATCCATCGTGCCCGGGTGGCGATGCAAGGCGCCGAGCACGGCTGCACGTTCGCAGCTCTCCGTTCGGTCCGCTCACTCATCGATCGCTTTAAGCCAGATGTCGCTTACTTTGTGATGGAGGGTGTCCCGCGTCGACGCATCGAGGCCTCCGGAGGTACCTACAAGGCACAACGTACCGGGATGGATGACAGCTTCCGGAACCAGAAGCGGCAGGTGACAGACATCATCTCACGTCACCTGCCGATCGTCGTGGCCCGGCACCCGGACTACGAGGCTGATGATGTCATCGCGCATCTCGCCCAGAGACACCACGTCGATGATCGGGTAACGATCGTGTCGACGGATACCGACTTCATCCAGCTCCTCCGGACGAATGATCACCGGATCGCCCTCTACTCACCTATCAAGGACGTCTTCGTTGAGGCTCCCACCTACGACTACGTTCGATGGAAGGCGCTCCGTGGGGACGGCGCCGATAACATCCCGGGCATCCCTGGCATCGGTGACAAGCGGGCGGCGGCACTGGTGACGGAGGAGGGAGCGCTCGAGGCTTTCTTCATCAAGAAGCCAGAGGCCCGCCCGATCTTCGAGCACAACCTGGGCATGATCGGCTTCGAAGACCTGACGACGACCTGGGATCAGGTGATCCTCAGCGCCCCCGCGCGGCAGAACGATGAGCTTCGTTCCCGGATGCAGGGTATAGACATCGTGTCACTAACAAGCGACAAGGCATGGCCGAAGTGGATCGCATCGTTCGATCGTCTGTGGATTCAGTTTCCGTTCCAGGCGGCGTGATTATAGTAATTGCAGGAGAAAACATGGCAGTCAATTCAGGTCTCTCGTTCGATCATCCCCTTCCCGACGCAGAGCAGTCGGCGTTTCGTTCCCGCGGTGTTCTCACAACCGAGGAGGTTGCGGTCCGCGCAGGCGATCTGCTCATCGCGGTCAATACCCTCACGGGCGTGCGTCGTGCCATCACGAGCGAGAGCGTCGTTACCGAGGTGTCCCAACGTCGGATCCTGAGGGATTAGTTTAATGACCGAGGGTTTCAAGGCTCTCATCTTCGATGATGAGGCACGCGAGAGCTTACGTAAGGGTGTCGATTCGCTCGCTCAAGCAGTTAGGGTCACGATGGGTCCCTCAGGTCAGAACGTGATAATCGAGGTACCGGGAGCGCCTCCCATCGTCACGAAGGACGGGGTAAGCGTTGCCCGGGCTATCGATTTCAGGGATCGTAACATGAACCTCGGGGCGCAGATCGTCAAGGAAGCTGCGAACCGCACCTGCGATGCTGCAGGTGATGGAACCACCACCGCGACAGTCCTCACGCACGCTATCTTCAACGGTGGACTTCGTGTCCTCTCGGGCGATCACAGCAGCCCAGAGGTTCGGGCCGGCATGTCGTGGGCGGTTGCCTCGGTGATCGAGGAGCTCCGCGCGATGGCGAAGCCCGTCTCATCTGATGAGGAGGTCGTCCAGGTTGGCACGATCTCGGCGAACGGCGAGCGGGAGATCGGTGAACTTCTGGCCCAGGCAATGCGTGCTGTCGGTCGTGATGGAACGATCACGGTCGAGGAGGCGAAGGGGTTCAGCACAAGCCTCCATGTCGTTGAGGGAGCCGAGCTCGATCGTGGTTACCTCTCGCCCTACTTCGTGACGGACAGCGAGAAGATGGTCTCATCCCTCGAGTCACCCTACGTCCTGCTCACCAACAGCCGGATCACGACGCTGAAGGAACTCATGCCGCTTCTTGAGAAGATACACGCGGCGCAGAAACCCATCCTGATCGTCGCTGATGATATTGAGGGCGAGGCGATGCAGGGTCTCGTGGTCAACAGGACGAAGGGTATCCTGCAGGTGAGCGCGATCAAGGGTCCGGAATTTGGTGAGAATCGTCTCCATGCCCTGCAGGATCTTGCCATCCTCCTCGGAACACGGGTTGTGATCGGTGAGTCGGACCTCGCGAGGGTGAACCTCCAGGAGCTGGGACGCTGCAAGCGTGCCATCGTGGGTCGTCATCGCAGCGTTCTCATCGATGCTGCTGGTAGGAAGGAGGATATCACCGCCCGAGCTGCTGAGATCAGGTCACAGATCGAGGATCCAGGTCTCGATACCCACGAGCATGATGCGCTCCGCCGGCGCTTGGCCCGCCTCGCGGGCGGTGTGGCTATCCTGCGTGTCGGTGGAGCAACAGAGCCTGAGCTGAAGGAGCGGCGCGATCGTGTCGATGATGCCCTCCACGCAACGAAGGCGGCGGTGGAAGAGGGTATTCTTCCGGGTGGCGGTACCGCGCTTGTGCGAGCCTCAGCTCGCGTCCGTCGTCGTGCCCTGAGAAACCGGAGCGATTCGTTCAAGCAGGGCACCGAGGTGATCTTGCAGGCCTGCTGCTCACCGCTCCGGCAGATCGTCTCAAACGCAGGTCGCAATCCCGAGCTTATCCTCTCGAAGGTCGAACGTCTACGTGATAGCACAGGCTACGATGCTGCGACCGAACGCTACGTGGACACGATTGAGGCAGGCATCGTCGATCCCCTGAAGGTCGTTCGATCGGCGCTGGAAAATGCGCATTCCGCCGCAAGTATGTTACTCTCCGTGGGCTGCACTATCGTCGATGACGCTCCTGCGTAATAGTTACAATCACGTTCGCGGAGGTTAGAACAATGGATTGGAATTTCTTAATTGAGACAGTCACGGGTCCACTCGGTGCATTGGCTCTTTCAACTGCGATCCTGTATTGGCTCGCCGCGAAAGCTCTACCGATCATGCAGAAATACCTTGAGACCCAGAACGAGAAGCTCCATGATCTCGTGAAGGCTCTCGAGAAGACGGTTGACAGTCATGAGGCTGATCGTAAGACTTTCGAAACTGCGATCTCCGGTCTCTCACAGCGTCTCGAAAATGTTGAGGATGACGTTAGAACGATCAAGCAGAAGATCATCTGAAAATGAGCGCGCGGGAAACGTGCAAACCCCGGCAAAGCGTGGTATAGTAAAGAAGGATTGAGGTTGAGTCCAATCCCACCAGCAGTAGATAACCTCTGCTGGAACATCAAGCAAAGAGTGACAAAATGGCAGGTATGAATGTACCAGTTCATGATCGTGATTATATTGCGATCATGCCCGAGGACGAGATTCGCGCGAAGGTTATCCAGTACCGCGGATGGATCGAATCCGAGCGACGCCGCGGCAACGATGCCCACGCTGTCGAGGTTGAATATTGCTATCTCTCGGATGAACTGCGGCTTCGTGAGGCCCGGCGACGGGCTCATGAGGACTACATGCGGTACAATCCGCAGTATTTCGATGAGGATGAGCGCTACCACTACGACGTCGAAGATGGTGCAAATTAAAAAAAGGAGCTGACATGCCTGACATGATGCAGACATTCTTCAAGGAGGTGGGTCGTCACGCTCTCCTCACTCGTGAGGGTGAGGTAAATCTCGCCCAGCAGATGGAGAGCAAGGACGAGAAGGTTCGGTCCGCAGCGCGAAACAGGATGGTACAGTCGAATATTCGACTCGCGGTCTCGATCGCGAAGAAGTATCAGAATCGTGGCTGCGATTTCGAGGATCTGATCCAGGAGAGCACCCTTGGTCTCATGAAGGCGGTGGATCGTTTCGACTGGCGGCGTGGCTTCAAGTTCTCGACCTACGCGACCTGGTGGATCCGTCAGTCGGTCATGCGGCATATCACGCTCCAGTCCTCTTCCATCCGTCTTCCGGCGGGGGCGAATAACCTTGTGTGGCGCGCCCGCCGGGCGGCAGAGGAATACCAGCGTGAGTTTGGGGTTCAACCCTCCGTCGAGGAGCTTGCTGATATCCTGGGCGTCGGGATCAGCTCTCTCGATGTCCTGCTGCAGACTTCCAAGTATACCCTGAGCCTCGACGCGCCCGGCGCGCTGGGAGATGATCCCGACGCACCGAGACTGGGAGATCTGATCCCGGGAGCCGGGGCCGATGAGATCGATGAGAGCATCGACCGCGATAAGATCGCGCTAGCGATCCGTCGCGGTCTGAAGAAGCTTACGGCACGCGAGGAGAAGATCCTTCGTCTTCGCTTCGCTCTCGTCGAGAGTCCCACCGATCATGTCAACTTTCCAATCACCAAGTCCGAACTCGCGGCCCTTGATGCCGCCCAGGAGTCCTGATGAGCATGCCCAACGGTTCAAAATTTAAGAACGGTTACGCCACCGTGAGCTCGGATTTCGGCGGCCTGGAGTATCGTGCGATTGCGGAGCGAATGGCCGCTGACGGTGATGAGATCTCGATCTCGACTGCTCGAAATCTCGTCCTGCGAGCCCTCGAGAAGATCGCGCGTGAGCTCTGCATCCTTCAGGGCATCTCTCCCGAGCTGCTTGACGCAGAGTCAAAACGTGTTTCCCTTGATCCACGCTTTCAGGAATCGATGGCTTCGATGTTGGGGGATATTTACACTGAGGCAGCATGATAGATCTGGAGACCAGGTTACTTGAAATTCACGATTGGGATGAGGAGCAGCTGCAATCGCTCTACGAGCGGGCTGCTAATTTTCTCAATGGATGCAAGCTCAGCGACAAGGGATCGATCGAAAGAGAGCTTGCTAAGCATCTCCGTGGTCGCACCACGGATGAGGGTGCGAGGCTCATTTTTATGGTCCTCGACCAAAACATTCGCAGAGAAATGAGGACAATTGAAGAATGAATTGGAACAATTACGTATTGCGTCGAAACATCGATGTCAAGCAATGGCTTGCAGTTAGGGGCGTGAAGGATCGCGCTGATTTCATCAATCTCCTGAAGAAACTTAGGCTGGAAGCGCCAGACGAAGCTCAGCTGTCGTCGATGTTTCCAGAAATGAAATCAAAGAAGATTGAAAAGATCGCGGATGCGCCAGCTGTCGTCCCCTCCGAAGGGAGCGATCAAGTTACCACACAGAGCGTGGCTGGCGAAGGAGACGTGGTTAGCGAGCGTTTCGATGGGAAACGCTCTTCTAAAGTTCGCAGCTAAAGAGATCGAGGATCTCACTGAGATGATCGACGATATCATGACAGCCCTGGGTTCAAGCATGACGGTGAAAGCTCATGCCTACCAGAGTTGTGAAGCAGAGCTCGAGGAACCTGATGATGAGGACTTTCAGTGATGTCGCAGCTTGCCCCAGGAGCGCTGGTTAGGTTGAAGCTATCACGTAACCCGCGGTTTACGTCGATGCAGCACGCTTCCGATGCCCATGACGAAAGCCTGGCCCTGGTCATAAAGAGCGTTGGCAAGGATCCGAATGACCATGAATACTTTGAGGTTCTGGTAAATAACCAGGTGCTACATGCCTGGGACGATGAGCTTGAAAAACGAGACTGAGATCATTAATATCAAGGTAAAGGAGAATCAAAATGGCTACCAAGGAAGTTGTTCGTGAGTTGGTCGAGAAGCTGACCTCCATCGAGAATGAGATGGGGCTGCTTCGTGAGACGCAGAAGGAGATCCTCACTGAGTATGAGGAGGGTCACGGGGTCGATGTGAAGGCACTGAAGGCTGCGCTGCGCATCGCGAAGATTCGATCCCGTCTCGGGGATTCGACCCACGAGGCGGATCAGATGCTTGAGTACATTGACGAGTAGACTCTACCACATCTACCTGGTCGAGTGCGCCGATGGTACGCTCTACTGCGGTATCACGACAGACGTTGAGCGAAGGATCAACGAACACAATTCAGGCCGTCGAGGGGCAAAATACACACGCTCCCGACGGCCTGTTCGTCTTCTGGTCAGTCACCCAGCCTGCTGCCTCTCATGTGCCCTGAGAACCGAGCGGACCGTGAAGGCGCTTTCACGATCCAGAAAGCTCGAGCTGGTGACCGACAAAAAAAAGTTCGAATTAATCTGCAAAACCTGCGAACTTAAGCTAGTATTAATTCACGAGGCGGCCCCCAATGGACCTCGTAAAAACAAAAGGAGATAGATAAATGAGTAATCGTAACAGCAACACGAAGTTCGACAGCAACAGTAACAAGTTCGACAGCAGCCGTAAGTCGACCTCGACCTCGACCTCGACCTCGACCTCGACCTCGACCTCGACGCCCGCCCTGGCGTTCCCCACCACCACGCAGACGACCCGTCGTGCCCGCAAGCCGATGACGATCCGCGTCCGCTCGACCGGTGAGGAGATCAGCCGTGTCCCGATCCAGCGCTCCGGCTATGCGGTCGTACGCTACGGTGGTTACTACCACACCGTCCGCGGTGGTGGTCGCACGGCTCCTTACATCGTCGGCGTCGAGAACGGTGATGATGTGCTCGGTCGCGCCTGATACTGTCGGGTAGTTGAAAAAGCAAGGGGGAGGCTTCGGCCTCCCCTGCGCTGCTTTAGCCGAGGCTCGACTTGATCCGCTGCTGCAGGTGGTAAACATGACCCTCATGGGCATTCGCGTTTGCCATGATCATGTCATCGAGGCCAAGGGTCATCGCACCTGCCTGCTTGAGGGCATTGTAGAAGTTCTGCGAGAACTTGAGGAAGTCCTTCTCCATCTGGAGACCAGCAGCAGCCTGCGTTGTGACCCTCATCTCGATCGGACTCGGATATTCCGACATGATCTCAAGCGCTTTCTCCGTAATGTGAAGCGGGCACCCAAGTTCATCACCGAAGAGGCCGATCGCCTTCTCGATCGCCCCGTCAATCTGCTCCCCGATTGCCTGATAGATGCGACCGTAGAGATTCACGTGATCCCCAGAGAAGCCCGTTCCACGCGTTAGATGATGGGCACCGTGAAACCAGAGCTGCATCGCCCGCATGAACCCGACGTACTCGAGCACCATCATTTTAACGGCAACGTCCCTCATAATTCTCGTCCTTCATGGATATGTATAGCTTGTGAGGGCAAATGTGAAACCTAAGAGCGCTAATATCAAGGAACCTGTCAGGATGGCGATAGACTCGCTGCAACATGGGGGCAGGGCCGGAGCGAAGGAGCTCAGTGAGATTGCTGAGATGAGCGTCGTTGAGCTTCTCGGCGGTGGGCTCACGCTCGAGCAGGCGGAAAAGGTTTTCAGGATGGCTGCGATCGAAGCGGCTCGTCTCGCCGAGGAGGCACGCCTTAATTTTCCGCGGACGCCCGCCGTGGAAGTTAAAATCAAGAACAAGGGGAAGAGATGATGGATAGGAACGAACTTCGTAGGATGATCATCGCCGAGTGCGCTTGCATGGCCCGCGAGGGTGAGCTTCCCAACGTGATGGCTGCAGCGATGCCGATGCTCGATATCCTCGGTTACGGCGGTGAGGAACCGATCGCGAGGATGAGATCACCCAGTCCGGGGGCTCCCGATCGTGATTTCGATGAGGATGATGGCATCGAGTATGAGGATTCTGATGACCACGAGGAATCCTCGATGATCAAGAACAATCTCTACACGATGGCGAACCAGGCACAGGATCTCCACGATGCGATCGAGGATGGCGATGACCTGCCCGAGTGGGTCCAGGAGAAGATCGCTGTTGCAGCCGAGATGATGGACGTCATCTACGATTACCTCAACGCTGAGAGCGCTCATATGAACGAGGCCCGCAAGGCCTGGTACATGAAGAAGCGTCGCAACATGAAGAAGACCCTCGAGAACCAGTGGTATGACATTCCCAGGTCGAAGAAGGGAAAGGGATCAAAAAAAAAGTAAGTGAGGACAGCAGAAAGGGTGGACCTGTAGACAAGGTCCATCCTCCGCAGGCCACCAGGAGTGAGACCCTGCTGGCCCATCCGGAGGACAAGGGTAAATCCTTCGGCGCGCAGTCAACCGCAGAAGATATGGACGCTGACGGCAACCTGAAGAGTCCAAAAAATCTCGGAGAATTCGACGTGTACCGGGATGCTCGCAAGGATGAGACGGCGACGGCGCAGAGGACAGGAATCGGTGCAAGCTTGTCAGAGGGAATGCGCTATCACCTCAGGAACGGCGTGACATTCGACGACAACGTCTATCGCCCTGGCACCCGCGAGTTCTTCGATCTCTTCAACGAGGCTCGTGAGCTCTGGAATCGGGGACTCTATGAGGCTACCGCGGCCGAGTATGAGATGTTCCAGAGTGACATCGGCGAGTGGGCGATGTTCGAGGGTCGGAGGGTGCCCCTTGATTTTCCGATGTGGGATGACAATGAGATGAATGAAGGTGCAGACAAGAGGCCCTACACTAACGGCCCGGGCATTATTCTTTCAAGGCTTGGAGGATTTTCAGCTGTAAAACAAACTAATGATTCGGCACCAGAACGTTTTGGCGTTTGGGCATTTATTGCACCCTATTTTGAACCGTTTCTTGTTGCATCCACAAATGATCAAGGTGTTGTAAGTCAGGATATCGATGCAACTCCCAGCAGGTACCGTGCGATGAAAATGGCAAAGGGGAAAGAGCCAAGCCTGAAACTAAGAAAATCCCGATATACCGGTCTTCTCTACACAAGAATCGGTGATGTGCCCGGTGCTGTTGAGGTAGACAGAGGAAATGGATGGTATTTGGTTGACGCTGATTCCCTTCGAAAGTACGTTTTTGGCAGATTGCGTCCTACTGATTTTGATTGGCAATCTAAGAATTTAGGCTTTCGTATAACAAGGCCTGAGGCTATGATTCCAATGTCAAAGGATCGCTATGAGGTGTTTGTTCCCAGAAATAAGGGAAAGTTTACCGGTAACTTCAATGAGACGAATGAGGGCACTGAATATGATTTTCTGCCTGAGGCGAAGTACAAGGGTCGCACCGTGAAGCTCGGCGCCGCAGGGGCAAGCAAGTCCGGTGGGCGTGCTCACGTCTACGTTCGTGACCCAAAGACCGGAAACATCAAGAAGGTGTCATTCGGTTCGAGCATGCCGGACGCGATGGGCAGCAGCCCCGCCGCGAAGGCCCGCCGCAAGAGCTTCGGAGAACGTCACGGTTGCGCGGACAAGAATGATAAGACGAAGGGCGGTTACTGGGCCTGCAGGTCCACGAAGATGTTCGGCAGGAATATACCTGGTTGGTGGTGATGGGTCGACCCTACAAAGAGATCATGATCTCAGAGAGCAGCATGGTGCGTGAGTTCTCGTGTGATGTGCCAACCGAGGAGCTAGAGTGGCACATGGATCGACGGAACCGGGAGGTCACCGTGCTCGAGGGGGCCGGCTGGAGGCTGCAGCTTGAGAGTGGGTTACCCTTCGAGATGTTACCCGGTCACACCTACGGGATACCCAGGGAGAGCTGGCATCGGGTAATCCGCGGTCAGGGAACATTACGCGTGCTAATCATTGAAAATTAAGCGACCAGCTAATACTTATGACAACAGGGGAGATGCAGGTTATGCGCACGATTGAAATCGCGAGGAGTTTGACAAAAGCCCAGAGACACGAGGCTCGGATGCTGTGGCACCATCTTGGCAACAGGGTCGCCCTGATGGAAGCCCAGGGTTGCAGCCTCGCGGAGTGTGATCGTTACGTCGGGCGGGTGTTGCTGCAGCTCGAGAGTGGACGACTTGATGAGGGACTGCTCGACATGCTGGGCGATGCCCTAACGAAGTTTGCCGATTCGAGCCTGTCCCAGGGTCTGAAGGGTATGCTCGGAGATAAGCTCGTCGCGATGATCGGTCTCGATCGCAACTCGTTCCTCGGCGGTATCATCTCGAACTTCATCGAGAATACGACTGCATCCGATCTGATCGCCCTGTTCCAGGGACCGGGAAAGTGTAATATAGTTGCCACACGACTGGCGGGGACCCTGCAGGAGCAGATTGTTGAGCAGTTCATCACGGGCCCCCTCGGCCTGGAGGCGAAAAGCGGACTTGGCAGGACCATCATCGAGGCGATAAAGGCACAGTTTGTCGAGGGCGGTCCAATCGTAAAGATGATCGCTGACACCATCTGCGGGCTGAAGCTCAGTGATCTTCTCCCTGGTCAGCAGCTCAAGCAGCAGCTCCAGCGGGTGGGTGACGACTGGACGGGGGCTGCGAAGAGCGTAGCGGGGGCTGCGAAGAGCGTCGCCGCCGGACTCGCCGCCCCGACCTCGGTGAGGTCGGCAACCTAACATTCCTAACGACGCTTCTTCCTGAAGCGTTGGATCCGCTTCCACTGCGCGGCATCGACCTTCCGCGCGGGACCGCCTGCAAGCACCGAGTTGACGCGTCCCATCGCCCAGGCATGCTGGCTCGCGCCGGGACGGTGACCGGTGCGCCACGCTGCGAGACCCTTGTTGTAGATCGCGCGGAGCGCGCCGAGGGGTGCATTCGCTGATTTTGCCTTGTTCTTCAGGGCGGTGGACATGCCGGATTTCTTCTTCGCCTCGTTGAGCTCCTCCCTCTCGAGAAGCACCGCGTCCGCGTACACAAGCGCCTCAGCCACAAGCAGCTCGATGTTAATGTTGCTGAGATCGATCGACTCATTCTTCTTCATTGGGAACCTCTTGTTTGCGATCTTTGTCCACTTCGACGTCCGGGTCGGCTTGTCGTCACCGGGTGCGTCCTCATAGGCACCGGGATCGTCCCAGTGCATTGAGCTCTGGCGCTTGAAGTGACGCTCACGCTCCGAGCGCGTCTTCCGCCCCAGGCCCTTGTAGTAGCCCGGATTATTCTTCTGCTGTGATCTCTCGTCCACTAAAATCTCCCGTGCACGCTATAATTATTACTGGAAATCGAAAATAAGACTCACAGAATCAGCAATTAGAAGGATTATCAAGGAAGAGGCGAAGCGTGTTATCAAAGAGAGCGACGAGTACGTCGGGAACATGAAGGATCCAGTCGACCTTGTCAAGAAGTATATGATCAACATCGAGGATCTCTTTAAGGGTGACTTCGACCCCCGACGACGCGAAGTACGAGGCGAGCGGCCTGATCGATGACCTCTACGAGGACTTGAGGGACAGCATGCACAACTGGGTCATGGACACCCTCAACGACGCGCAGATGTATCGGGCTGAGTACGACCGCGATATGGAAGAGGACCGCTAGTCGCCCCTGAACCCATGCAACACCTCCGGTCCTGTGGTACTATAGGGTCGGAGGTTAAACATGTCCATCCGCTTCGGTTACGCCTGCCTCAACATGACCCTTGGTTCGAAGAAGGGCGGGTTCCGATCGATGATCAAGCGGACCTTTCAGGAAAAGGGTATCCAGCATGCATCCCGCCTCACCCTGGAGAATGTGGAGACACTTCATGGGATTGTGGAGTGGAACAACACCCATGGGATTCAAGTGTATCGGATGACCTCCGACCTGGCCCCGTGGGCCTCCGAATACGAGTTCGAGCAGCTGCCTGACTGGCCCGCGATCCGGGCCGGCCTGGAGCTCGTCGGTCGGACAGCCCGGGCGGGTGGCCAGCGTCTCAGCTTCCATCCGGGCCAGTTCAACTGCCTGACGTCCCCCCGCGAGCATGTTGTCCAGAACTGCATCCGCGACCTCCGGATCCACGGCGAGATCATGGACGCCATCGGCCTGCCGAACACGCCCGAGGCGAAGATCAACATCCACCTCGGCGGTGCCTTCGGTGAGAAGGAGGGGTCGATGGATCGCTGGTGCCGCAACTTCGAGCGGGTCCCCGAGAATGTCAAACGTCGGCTCACGGTCGAGAACGATGACAAGGCGAAGTGCTACTCGGTCGTCGATCTCCACAAGGTCTGGCAGCGGACCGGGACCCCGGTCGTCTTCGACTATCACCACCACAAGTTCTGTGATGGCGGGTTGAGCGAGCGTGATGCCCTCCACCTCGCGGCGAGCACCTGGCCCGCTGGGGTCCGGCCCTGCACGCACTACTCCGAATCCGCCCGCGAGCGTGAGGGTCGGACCGTCAGCCCCACCGCCCACTCGAACTTCGTCGATGGCCCGGTCGATCCGCACGGTCTCGAGATCGACTGCCTCGTCGAGGCGAAGGCGAAGGAACTCGCCGTCATCCAGCTCGTCACCGGGGTCGACCAGTCCTCCTTCTACGACGAGCGGCGGGGCACGACCGATGAGGAGATCGCCGCCGTCACCCGGAAGCAGAAGGAGAAGAAGGCGGCGGTGACAGCCGAGAAGCGGGCCGCCCGTCGGAGGGCCGTGTGATTGAGTTCCTCGAGAAGATGCAGGAGCGCCTCCGCGGTGAGGACAAGCTCCGGCTCCGGCTCCAGGTGATGTTCCTCCTCGGGCTCCTGACGAACGTCCTCGGCTGCATGTTCGCCTACGCGACGGCCCACAGGATGCTCGCGACGGTGATGCTCATCGGCTTCTTCCTGCCCATCATCAACTTCTCGATCTCGATGATCTTCCTCGATGCCCGGACCTTCCGGGAGAGAGTTTACATTATGCTCATAAACTCCCTTGCCCTGTCACTCGCGGCGGGGGCCGTCGCTGCCCTCTACGGATCCTGAACATGAAACCCGGTGAGCTCAGGCGATTCCGAGACGATGCCTTCGTCGCGAAGGAGAAACACCTGAACGGTGCCGTATTCATGATTATCGAGCTATCTCCTGACAATAGAGACCTTTCTGAGCGGTACGCCACCATCCTTGTCGATGGGACGCTCGACGATGACTGGTTTTACTATGTCATCGAAAATCGCTCGGAGCCACTTGATGAAGCCCGGTGACCTCGTCGAGATCATCGATTACGGCGGATACTATGTTGTCATCGTGAACGGCAAGAACCTCGGTGTTCCGCTCCGTTTTCTCCATAGAGTTGAGACGCAATGATGCGGATCCTCGACCCGATCGTCAAGATGATCCTCATCCCGCCCTTCAACACGATCTTCTCGGTCATGTTCATATGGATCGGAACGCGGTGGGACACGTTTGTCCTCTGAATAGCGAAACAGTGCAACCCACGATGTGACGTGGTATAAAGGTATCATAAGGAGCACAAATGAGCCGGGTATACAACATCGGATCGAATGGAGCTGCCGTGCAGCAGGTCACCGCCACCTACGCGAATGAGGCTGAGCTCGAGGCGATGATCGTCCAGAACCCGGATATCGTTCCAGGATTTGCGCGAGGCGACGTCGAGGTCGTAGGTCAGCAGATCAATCTCAACGGCGGGAGCCTGAAGATCGACATCCTGCTCATCGATCGCTCAGGGTTGCTCACGGTCGTCGAGGCGAAGCTCGCCCGGAACGGTGAGAGCCGCCGTGAGATCGTCGCCCAGGGTCTCGACTACGCCTCGGCGCTCGCTGAGTATGATTTTTACGATCTCGACGACGAGCTCGGAGGTCGGATCGGGCAGGCTCTCGATCGTCTGTGCGGGGAGGATGAGGCGCTCCGTGAGAGTCTCGAGGAGAAGGCTCGGGCGCGCCTTGCGGTGAGTGACGTGAACGTTCACCTTGCCCTCGATGAGGAGGTCCTCGATCTCTCCCGCGTCGTCACCTTTGCACGTCGACGGGGTCTCTCGATCGGCTACACCTGGTTTCCGCGAACCTTGAGCGGCAGCGGCTACACCGTCATCCCACAGAGCTCGAGCCCAACGAACCTTGCCACGATGTCGAAGACGAGCTCGTCGATCACCAACGGCTCCCATCTCATCGATGCTATCAAAACTTTCAACGCTCTTAGCTGCGGAACGAATTTTCCGGTGCCCAGCCCGCGGGCGACCTACAAGGAAACCTACGTCAGCAAGTACCCGAGGAATCAGGGCGTTGTGCACTACGAGTTCCTCGTCCGCGGATCAACAATCTCAGCTGAGCTCCACATCGAGACCCCGAAAGGTGTCCCGCTCACCCAGCAACAGATGGCCGTGCAACTAGATTTCCCGAGGATCGTCAGCACCGTGAATGGGCTCATCAGCCACCTCGGACTCGTGGCTGTCATCGATCCGAAGTGGTCAAACGGGGTCGGTGGTCGTGTCCGCATCATGATGCCGATCAGTGAACCTGCAGCACACGCTGCAGAGGCCATGCGCGCCCTAATTGCAAATTCATGATAGCAAACCTCTCAAGGAGATGTATCACCCTTGTTCCGGCTGATATAATATAACCAGGAGAACCCATGAGAACTTGGGGAGAAATCGATCTGGACGATGTCCATGAGGACGACATCCTCAATCGTGACAAGGCGATCGTCGAGCTTTGGGATGCGCTCTCCGAGAAGGATCGTGAGAATCCTGTCCTCGACAGGTATCGGGCATTCGTGGAGCGGACCCGGTCGTGATCCCGTGCAAACCGGCTCACCCCGTGGTATGATGTAGCCAGGAGTCACCATGGGCATGAACTACTACAGCGTGAAGCGCGGCCTCGAGACCCTGCCACCCGATGAGTTCTGGGGACGCCGACGGGATGAGAACGATGACATCCTCCACATCGGCAAGAGCTCGGGCGGCTGGTGCTTCACCCTTCACGTCATGCCCGAGCGCGGAGTCGAGGATCTCTGGGACTGGATCGCCATCCTCCTTGATCCCGAGCGGATCATCATCGATGAGTGCAGCGAGCCGATCGAGTTCAGCGGGATGTGGCGGACGATCACCGATCGAAGCTGGCCCAGCCCGAAGACCTGGACCGAGGCGGACTATCGGCGGAACTACGCCGAGCCGGGTCCCAACAACCTCGCGCGTCACGTGGTCGGTAGAGGGTGCCGAAGCCAGGGACTAGGCACCTGGGACTGTGTCGAGGGCTACTTCAGCTAGCGATCCCGCGCAATCATCGTCCGTCGTCCTACTTAGATGTGGGAGGCCAGCATGACACTGAGCTTAACAACCAGGCAGCAGAAGGGACCGTTTGAGAAGGTGAGAACGAACGTTGAAATGATCGGAAACAACCTCTACTACACGTTAACCCTCAACAATTACATGCTCAAGTTGCAGAGAATGCCCCTCCCCACCTAGATCACCATCGATGATATCATACAAAGTGACTTCATCATTGGTAATATCATTTGTGTTGATGTTATAATGCAGAGAGCACAGCAGATATCCGCATAATCACACAAGGAGAAGTCAAGTGATCAAGCCCGGAGACAGAGTCAGTCACGTCTACAACATGAGCCTCATCGGTACCGTTGTCCAGCTCATCGAGCAGGCAGGGGTCGAGCATTTTGAGGGTGGCACCTCGGCCCGTCGTTTCTTCGCTGTCGTTCGGCTCGACAAGCCCCGGGACGGGCAGGAGACCTTTACGGCACCGACAAACGACCTCATGCGGGAATGAGCATGCGACCCCCGCTGTTCAGGGATCCTCGATTCTCGAGGGACCCCCTCCCGACCGCGCTCAAAAAGATCGAGGGGTGGCTCGTCGAGCGTCGCTGGTGCATCAAGTGGAGTCGAGGGTGGGACGATCACGTGAATTTCACGACGCAGGAGATCATCGTTAATTCGAATCGAACACCCCAGAGTCAGGTCTTCGGTATCCTGCACGAGGCGGGTCATATCATCCTCAGTGAATCATCTGATTATCACTTCCGCTTCCCGAACGCCGATGAGTACAAGCACAGGCCCGAACGTCGGCACGAGAGCCTGCGGGTCCGGGCTGAGACACTCGGTGAGGAATGGGAAGCATGGTGCGTCGGTGAGGATCTGGCACGAAAACTAGGTCTCGAGATCGATTACGAGTCCTATCATGCGGCTAGAAACCGTGATCTAAAATCTTATGCAAGGTGGATGGTGGGATTAAGATGACAACTATCGAGAGGATAATGTGGGAGATGACGCAGTGGCAACGCTTCCTGGATCGCGGTGGTGATCCGACCGTGGCGGCGACCGGTTGGTTCGAATGAGCGCGATCGATCATCCGGCACATTACCGGAAGGACACGGGTCATGAGGCGATCGATGTCATCGAGGCTTGGGATCTCAATTTCAACCTTGGGAACACGCTGAAGTACATCAGCCGCAAGGGTCGCAAGGATCCAAACGCCTACATCGAGGATCTAGAGAAGGCCCGCTGGTACCTTGATCGTGAGATCACGATACTCAAGGGCAGACGGGGACAGACATGATCTCAAATGATCGTTTCTACGAGGTTCTACGCAGGATCCCGGATGAGGAGCGACAGATCGTCCGTCGACGTCGGAATCCCAAGCGGGTGAAGTGGAGCGAGCGTGATCTCATGTTCCTTGAGTTCCCACACAACCCGCTCCGGATCGTCGAGCGGGCGGCGGAGCGGGCCCGTGAGAAGCTCGGGTGGGCAAATGTCAGCTGGGGCATCGACGACGAGAGCTACTGGATCCGCGAACAGCTCGATGGTCGATGCTTACTTGAGCCTATCGAGCCTGGGCATCATCGGCAGGAGGCTGAGATGCACGCGGCACTGCGACTTCTCGCTTCGGTATCGCGCGATCATAATAGTTAATCGTATGGATAAAATCAGTGAGCTCATCAGGGAGATCGCCGAGGTCGAGGCGCTTTATGAGAAGCGTAAGCGATCGAAGCGTCGTGCTAGAAGCTTCAAGCCGCAGAATATCACGGACCTTCTCGCGACCCGTATCAAGGATCCGCTCGATTGGCGCAACAGCATCTACAACGCGATGGCGAAGCACGACGGTCGGGTTCCTGATGCCGCGCAATCTCTGGGGGTCTCGGGTCGTACGCTTTATCGAAATCTCGAAGAGCCTGAGCTTGACGACGTCGAGCGCGCCCCGATGGGTCGTCCCGAGGAGAGCTGATCCATGGACGTCCAGACAGCCCTGGACTCCGTCCGCCCGAAATCCGGACTCAGCCCACGGATCTGGGACGATGGCAAGCTCCGGCCTGAGATCGCGAACGCCCTCGGTCGGATCGCCCAGCGCTGGCTCAAGGAGCTCGAGCTCGAGCTCGATGTTGAGGACATCATCCTGACAGGCTCCTACGCGGGCCGAACCTGGGGACCTGGTAGCGACCTTGACCTGCATATCATCGTCGACATGGGAGCTTCCAAAGATCCAGAGGCGCTGCAACGGGCGACAAAGCTCGCGAAATTCAAGTGGGAGGAGGAGCACGACGTTACGATCATGGGTATCCCGGTTGAGGTCTACGTCGAGGACATCGATGAGGATCCTCCTGAGGTGACGGGTCGATGGAGCATCACGAGGAACGAATGGGTCCTCGAGCCCACGGAGGGTGGCGCTGCCTTCGATGAGTCGAAGGTGGTGAAGAAGGTTATGGATTTCCGTGAGGTGATCAGAAGGGCACGGGAGACCCACTCCGAGGGGTCCCTGATGGCCGCCATGAAGAGGATCACGAAGATGCGGAAGGCTGGACTCGAGCTGGGCGGTGAACTCTCGGGTGAGAACCTCGCCTACCGGGTCCTCCGACGGACGGGAGAGCTCCAGCAGGCCCGGGACGAGATCCACGATATCATCGATCGCGACCTATCGATATGATGCAATACCAACCAGATTGTAATATGATGTGAGCATGGAAACACTAACGATTGGGCAGCTGGTGAGACCTCGTGAGACTACAATCTGCTGGAGGCGGCACGATGAGTCGACCTGGGAGGTGTCTGTGGGCAGGAATGAGCTCCTGATAATCTGCGATGAGCGGACGCAGGAGCTCGTGCCGGGCCTCAGGACCGTGCATGTCCTGCATCCCCAGCACGGAGCGGTGACCTGCTTGCTTGATGAGCTTGTTCCTGTAAATCGACCGCAGCACTGTTACAGTTGACGATGGAGATCGAATGAGCGACGAGAAGAAGCGCCGCCGTCGGAAGACGGTACTCGAGGAGGCTGTCATCACAACGCAGCCCGAGACTGAGGAGGAGGGTGAGGAGGGCTTCACCGTGAAGCGGGTGCCCTGGATCCTGCGGGTGGCGGGACTTGACCTCGACATTCCGCTCACCGGGCTCAAGCTACCAACCTTCACGACGGGTGTCATCGACCAGGGTAGCATGACGATCGAGACGATCAACGTGCCCGAGATTGCTCTCAACAGCTACCTCAGGTCGTGGATGATGAAACCCCTGCCCAGGAACCTGACATTGCGGGTCCTTGATCTGGCTGGTAATGATATTGAGACCTGGACTATGGAGGCGGTGCCAGGAGCGATGGGCTTCTCGGACCTCGATGTCCAGGACGACACGCCCTGGGTGACGCAGGTTGCTTTCTCGGTGACGTCGATCAAGATCAAACCAGCGAATTTTCGAGGCTGAATTCTCTTTCTAGCGCATGTTTAAGGAGAGAGGAAATGAGTGAGATCACAGCAACGTTAAGAGAGTTGCAGCGGTGAGTCAGATCCTGAACCGTCAATAGAATTGACGGTGTAAATCCGCGGTTACGCTCGTAATATAGTATCATGAGCACACGATGCACTATCGCATACAGCGATGATTTTCACCTCTACCAGGAATGCTTCGAGCAGGACAACGTTTACCTTCGCCTCGATGACGGTGACTGGGCTGCGTCTCTGGACACCTCCGCAGTCGATTGGAGGGACGGAGCGTCTACCAGACCACAGCTCCACATCAAGATGAACGTCACGCTCTGGCGTCAGATCGTGGAGGGTTGGCTCGCGTCGAGCTGGGCACAGCGTCCAGAGGACGATCACGGTAAGATAGATTTTGAT